AACTATTGATACATTTGCACTACTGCTAAATACATCTAAGTCATAAGCAGCATTTGTAATACCTATTCCTAATCTACCTGCCATATAGTTGTTAGCAGTACCGTTCATATAAATATTCCATCTATTAGCAGCAGCAGGTATATTTCCGTAAAATCCAAAATTGTTTACACCACTTATTAAAGTTGAATCTGCTACAAATCCATATTGGTTTGTAATAGCTGAACCAGCACCAAGTGTTGCTTGAACCGCTAAAAAATGTTGATAATCGGATATTGTAAATGAAGCCGTTGCAGTTCTTGTTACGTTTCTAATACCATATACTGCTACTGTTGCATCCGATTGAACAAACCCCTCTTGTGAAATACCTCTTACAGATGTGCCTCCAGTTAAGTTTTTACCTACTAATAAAGAGAACCCTGTCAAACTTATACTACCAATTCCTAAAGCACCATTAGTTCCAAATCTTGCTACCTCAGCATTATTAATTCCAAAGTAAATAGGTTGTGCTGCTCCTGTGTTTAATAATAAGCCACCAGCAGAATTACCAGATGTTAAATAAGTACCACCTTGTAAAAAGACACCACTTGCAGTAAATGATGAACCTGTTAATCCTAAAGATGCAGTATGTGTGCCGTTACCTAATTGGTATTGTACTTGCGTTGCAGTACCAGCATTTGTGTTTGTTGTTAGTACTCTTGTTACACCATTTGTTGAATTTGCAATATTTACAAATTCAGTTAAAGTTGATGTTCCGATTCCAATACTACCATTTACATAACTATTAGAACCTAAAGTAATCAAAGAACCACTATCTGTAATATTACTATTGCCTATTGTAGAAGCACCTGTAAACTTAGGTAAAGTGTTTGTTGTACCTGTACCTGTTACAGGGTTAGTTAAAACCCCTTGATATTGTGGTATGTTTAAAGTAGCACCAACTAATGTAGCTGCTCCGCTTGTACCTGTTGTAGTTAATGTAATAGCGTTTTGCTTATTATTAAATGTTGTCCAATCAGTATTGTCTAAATAACCATCTACTAAATTTGTAGCGACAGGTATTGAGATTGTATTGCTTGTGTTAACTAAAGGAGCAGTAAATGATAATGCAGCTTGTTTGTTATTGAACGTACTCCAATCTGTTGAACTTAACTTACCAGTATTTGTAGCCGAAGCAATAGGTAAATTAAAAGTATGTGTATCCCCACTTGAAACAATCGCAAAGTTTGTTCCGCTTGTTCCTGTGGTTAAAAATTGTGATTGGTCTGTTAAGTTATTCAAAGAAACCATCCCTTTAGATAAAGTAGTAACTACTTGACACAAATGTCCATTCTCGGTATGTAAAGTAATTGTTCTACCATCTACGTTTACATAGATTCTAATTGCCAATCTATCCGTTAAAGCTAAAGCAGCAGTAGCTACAGGAATAGCAAAATAATAAGGTGCTATTATAGTCCCTTGATTAATATACTCTGGAACACCAACACTTGACCCTAATAAGGTAAAAGTTGTACCATCGTACTTATAAAGTTCTGCATAGAAAAAAGGATTGCCTGTATTGTTGTTTACACTAAAATAAAACTCACAATTAAAGTTACCTCCAGGAATTGATAATACATCAGGGTCATTAGCATCAGTTAAATAACTTGCTACATATCCTGTTGTTGAAATAGCAATATCAGTTCCAGCACCTATGATTGGTTCTTTGCTTAACTCTCTATAAGCAACCCCTCCTATTGTACCTTGTGAAACACTTGAATTAAGATAGTAAGAAACCGAACTTCCTCCACCACTTGATGTAGGGAAATCCGCTAACGTACCATCCCCTCGTACATATTGAGAAGCAGCACCATCTAAAGCGGTTATTACCCCACTATTAGCCACTACTGGACCTTGTATATCCCTAATCTTTGCTTCGCCTGTAACTTGTAATTGACTCATTTATCTAAATTTATAAATATCTTAAACTTGTTTTATTTTCCCTATGTCCATTTAGCCAATTTGACAAAGTTGGTTTTTTGTAGCCTAATTCAAAAGCAGCTTCATTTGTAGAATTATAAATCTTACCATTTGATAAATCTATTACCTTCTTTCTTTTCAATTCATTTGCTGCCTTTAAAGCAATGTGAATTGTATTTCTACCATTTTGTCTATTCTTTTCACTTGTTTTGCTTAACCCACTTTTCCAAGAATGTTGCATATTCTCACTATGCGTACACCATTCAAGATTAAAGATGCTATTATTTGTTTTTACTCCGTCTATATGATTTACATATTTTTTGCCATCTATATTTTCAACATAAGTTTCCATAATTAACCTATGCAATAATTTATATTTACCACCATTTTCATTATATAAACAAACCGAATAGTACCCATTATTTGCTATAAAAGGATTTAACCATTTCATAGTTTTTAAGTTAAATACCTTACCACTTAGGGTAAGATAATAATTAGGATAGTTTTTAATTTGTTTCATATAGTTTTTATTGTGCTAACATTCTTATATACTCCCCAGCTTCTAAAGGTCTACCAAAAGTAAGAACCCCTGTTGAACTTATAAACTTGACATCATCACCTGTTGGAGTTCCTGTTGTTAAAATGTTTTGCGCATCCACACCACCTCTTGAAACGTAAAGACAAGCATAACCGATTGTGTCAGCAAAAGTAATTGATGTTTCGCCACCACTTGCCGTGTAACCTTTTGTCTTAACAGGATTTGAACCTACTATAATCACACCGCTTGGGTCAACCTCCGTTCCTGTTGTATTGTATGCACCTGTACCTTGTAGGCTAATATTGTAAGTAGCTACATCTTTTTGTGGTGCGTTTATTGCTAAACTTGATATATTACAAGTTCCGTTGATTATAGTTAAACCATCAACTCCATTATCCACTACAAACTTAATTTCTATTGGTTCTCTTGCTAACTGCTTATCTAACATAAACAAATATGAAAATCCAGTCAAAGTAATTAACCCATCACAAGTTACATTCCAAGTAGCCACATCATTCTTAAATTCACGAAACCAAGCACTTGATTGGCTTGTTACCTCTTTTTGGTCTACGTTTACATTAAACGTACAATTTGTACTACACGCAAAAGCGACATCAACCTCTGGGTCAACATCTGTTCTATGCCAATAAAGCATCACATTATTTCCTATTACTGCTCCCATATTACAAATTTAATCAATTATCCGAATGTTTCTAATATTTCACCTGCTCCGCTAATTCTATATGCTTGTGAGTAAGTATCTGTAACCAAAACCTTCCACCAAATATTCGCACCATTAAATCCAACTGTTAAGAACTCACTTGCATAGAAGAAATCACCAACCGAAGGAACACCAATATCTGCTAAGTAAACAACGTTACCAGTTAAAGGCGCAGCAAGAGCAGCCTCCTTAGTTAAATAACCATTAGACCTAAAGTGTGAATATCCTGTAACCTCCGATGGCAAGTTATTACTATCGTAAATAGTAGTCATTGTTGTTTCTACATTCTCTGGATTGATGTCCAATAAAGTAGCCATTATTACATTATTTGGTAAATCCATTGTTGAATTACCTATTATGTAACTTTTATTTTGAACTGTTATTTGTGCTGGGTCAGTATCGGAAGCAGTAATTCTCATTGCACCGCTAAATCTTCCATCTGTTGTTTCCATACCCATAAAAGAAGCATCCAAGTTTATGATATTCTTATTTAAGCAGTTAGAATATTGCTTAACTACTAACTCACTTAAACTTCTATAAATGTCGGTAGGATATTCTTGTCTGTACCAATTCTTTAAGTTTAAACCTGTTGAATCGCTTAAAAATCCTCTATATGTAAAAAAGCCATCATTAACATCATTAAAGCCTAAAGCAAGGTCAATATCTAAAACATACTCATTTGAATCATTGATAAAACTTTCTGTTGTTACTTGCTTAAAATATGTTTCAACTACTAATTGAAAATTACTTGCTTCAATAGAACCAACAGTTGATTTCCAATAAGGAGCAGCATTATCACATAAAATAATTTCAATACTCAAATCGCCTCCTATTGGTAACAAAGGCATAACCAAATCTAAATTTACTTTAGGGTCGGTTGAACTAAATGGATAAAAATAATAATGGTCATTGAAACTTGTGTTTACCCATTGTTTATTGTTATCTAAAAATACCGAACTAACCCCATCATCAACTATTATTTTAAGAATAAATAAAGCATCTGGTCCACTTGCAGGAACTCCTAATCCAACCACATCCATAGTTAACTTTAGTACATCGCTTGTATTTACTTTAGGTAAATTTATAGGTCTAACTAATGCAGTATAAGGATTTGAAAGCGAATACTCCATAATAAAAGAATTGTATCTTCTATTTGGATATGGCTTTACATAAATTATTCCATCAACGAATCTTTCTTCTTCCCAAGAAAACGCATTGCCTTCTGTTGGACTTACAACTGTATAATTCTTTAAATCCCAGTTTGTAATATAGTTATTTGGATATTCAATTACTTTGTCAAATCTAATCTTATTAAATCCTTTTCTTATTAGTTTAAATTGGCTATTATCTACAAAATATAAACCGCTTGTGTTTGATGTAAAACCTTCAATATTTCCTGTTGATTCATAAATTGCATCATCAAATACTGTTCCATCACTATTGTAAATAGTAACATAATAAGAATCTTGTGCAAATTGAGTTAAAGGAACTATGTAAAAGTTTCCTTTTGCTTGAAATAATCTTGAACCAACTGATCTTACAATCTTTGTTAATACTTCAAGACAATTTGTTGCAACTTGATTATCATTAATAAAAGTTGCATAATTTATATATGATTGACCTAATGTGTCCGCAGCTGGGTCATCCGTTCTATTATCCATTCCATCCGAATAAAAACTAACTCCGCTTACAATATCATATTCTAATGGATATTCTAAATTTAACAAAGCAGTCTTTATATAAAATAAAGCCGTAAAAGTATCAACTAAAGTTGTATCATTAGCAATAAAAAAAGGTATTCTTTCTAATATACCTAATCCATCAATAGCATTAAAAGCTAATTGTTTTCTACCTGTTGAAAATACATACTGAACGTTTTCACTTAAAACCCATCCTTGCCAATCTAAATTTGCACCACTTAATACTCTAACAAAATACTTTCTGTCATTCAATGTAGTAAAGTCTGGCATATCTTCTACATTATCAGTAACATCAATTGCCATACTTAATTGGCTAACATAAATAGGCTCAAAAGTATCATCACTTCTTGGAATGTATTGTATTTGTAAACTTATACAAGGATATTCTATTATTTCGCCATCATAATCATCCTCATAAATATTAACTATACTTGTTACATCCGATTTAGTTGCTGCCGTAATTCTATATTTAATTTCGTATGCCATTAACCCCTAATTATATTTAGTGAAGAATTAGACCTTTGCATTGCTAAAACTAAATCTTGACCTCTTAATACAAATTGACCATTATTTCCCATACTATTACCATTCATTGCACCTGCGTTAAATGAACCTTGCATTATATTACCAAGTTTGCTTAAAGGCAATACTGCTTCACTTTCGCTTCCCTCACCAATCATTGCTAATGTTGGACCAGTTGCAACTCCACCAGCAGCCATCTTTGGTATGCCTAATATTTT